GTTTCAGCAGTTTGATTATGTGTTGCTCGAATATAACGCAATGACGACGTATAAAGCGATGCGCGAGCCGCAAGAGCGTGCTTTGATGGATGCGGTGTTTAACTCACGGGCTCGCCACATCGTGTTTGTCGATAGCGCGAGGGTAAAAGAGCACCTACATTACCAGACGTACTCGAAGTTTTTTGGCGTGTCGGTTACCAGCTCAGGTGATTACTTGCAAGCAGTTGATAGGCATTTCCGCGCTGCTTATGGCTACCACATTAAGTCTTGCGCGCACGACGGTGTAAATTACACGATGCTGCTAGAGTGTAGCTCAGCACCTGTGGATTCGTTTGACATAGTCGATACGCGTGAGTTTGTTGATCTAAAATTTTTTAAAGACCTAGGATACATCGATGTTGAAGTATAACCCTGACATTTCTTGGCAAGACCTTGCCGCGCAATTTATCGACACTGGAGAGCTAGACCCAGTGTACGTTGCGCTGCATCGTTGCAACATGCCCGAAGATATGCTTATGCGTTGGTGCGCAGCTTTTGTTACGTATTATCATATGGGCACCGCCTGTAAAATGTGTGAGTACAAGGGTAACAAGTTTTGGTATGAGCTGTTGATGGCTTATGACACCGCGCCAAGGGCGACTGAGCGTAGGCACTTCCGTGGTGAGGCTGGACGTAAAGCGTTACAACGATGGTGGCTAGATTACAGCGAGCCTGAGAAGTTTTTTGCGGCTTGTATGCAGCCTTCGTTCATGAAGCTGTTGAACAAAAATATACCTCAGGTCGGCACCTACTTTACTTGGAAGTGCATGGATTTGCGCGAGGCAGTATTTGGGTATGATGTTGATTGGACGGGCTCGGAAAAGCACCTTGTTACTTCCCCTAAACAGGGTATGCAGATAATATTTCCAGAGCTAGCAGAGCAACCAAACCCCGACTACGCCGAAGCATTGCACCGCGTGGTTGACGGTATTAAACACCTGAAAGCTCCCCCCCGCAGAGTGCGTAGCTGCGGTATAGCAGAGGCTGAGACAGTTTGTTGCGGGGCTAAACAGTATTACAAAAACAAAACTGCTGTAGGTCATGATATTCTTCAGAAACGTGCTGCGTTGCAAGGCTATGGCGACATCGCTGAGCATATCTTGTCTTTTATGCCTGAAGAACCTTTTGATATCGAGATCGTGTCATGAATCACATCATCAATATTCGCGGCACCAACGGCTCTGGCAAGACCACTGCAGTTCGTTCAATTATGAATTACTTAAAGCATTACAAAAACACAGAAACCTCCAATGGCGTTTTCTTGCATGTGTATCATACTCCTTTGGGTGAACCTGTAGCTTTTGTTGGTAAGTATGAGGGCGCTGTTAGTGGGGGTGTTGATCGTGTGAAGCACGTTCGTGACGTTGTTCCTGCTTGCGCTGAGGTTATCCCCTTCGGCCATATCGTCATGGAGGGGCTGCTTATGTCGGGGCTGCAACAGCTCACCAAAGATATCGCTGATGCGTGCACAGGTTACGGTGATTTTCATGCGTTGACTTTGGACACTCCAAGAGCGCAGTGTGTAGCTCAAACTGTTAATCGCCGTGCGCTTGCAGGTAACGACAAACCTTTTGACCCGACTAAGTCGCTGATACCAAAGTACCGCGCAGTTGAGCTGGCTCACATGAAAATGCAAAGCTGGGGTATGGATGCTAGAGTGGTGTCGCAGCGTGACGCGGTATCGCTTGCTTTAGGGTTTCTAGGGGTTAACGTAACACCTCAGAACGTTAAAATTTAAACTTAGATAACGGAGCGATTATGTCAAACACAGTAATTTCTATACGGGGCTCTAATGGTGCAGGGAAGACATGGGTAGCGCGTAAAGTGATGGATAGAGCCGAGGGTGATTTTATGAAAAAGGTCACTCTAAAGAACGGAGTGCTGGTCAATGTTTACAAGAATTTTGTGATCATAGGTTCATACGATCGGGCGTGCGGTGGTTGTGATACGGTCAAGACCCCGCAGCTTGTTTGGGACGCGGTTGTTGATTGCGCAAGCCACTCTAACGTAATTTATGAGGGTGTAATTGTAGGCAACGTCTATGAGCCTACGATTATACTAAACGAGCGACTCAAAGCGATTGATGCCCGCCTTGTGCCCATATGCCTTAACACCCCATTTGATCAGTGTGTTGCCAATGTAAACGCTAGACGCGCAGTTGATGGTAAGCCTCCAATTGAAAAAACTGACAACATCTTGACAAATGATAAGAAGAATATCTCATCAGCAAGAAAGCTTCATAATGCGGGTTTTAACCCTCACTGGGTCAGCTCTGAAGAGGCTGTGGAAGTTATTTGTAAGGAGTTGGGCTATGCTTGATAATATGGCAGGACTGCCCAACCCGCTACTGTTGACCAAGTTGGCTTATTTCGTTGACGAGCGTGAGCATGTAAGGCGCGAGCGTGAGGCTGGGGCTCCTAGACCTTGGACTGAGGATAAGATCCTTGACACCTATCGTTTTTGCAACGTACGCCGCCGTGACGATCGCGTATCGGCTTGGATTATCAAGAATATCATCGAGCCGTACAAATACAACTCGCACCTATGGTTCATGCTATGCTGCGCTCGTTGGATAAACTGGCCACCCACATTGCAGGCGCTGATGGAAGCGGGTCTTTGGCCAGCTGATGATTTTGACGCCGAAGCCTTTGGTGATTTTATCGACAATCGTGTAGCCTCAAAACAGAAAAGCTGGACGGGTGCGTACCTGATCACTGCTAGGCAGCTACCTGAGGGCATGGGCAAAGGTCGTTGGATAGCCCAAAACATGCTTGAACCATTGACGCAAAAGTACGTTTGGCTTGAGGATTTCTTTTTGCAAGACGGGTTGACTGTAGAAAAGTCTATAGATGCTTTCAAAGGAGCGTACGGTTTTGGCACTTTCATGACTGGTCAAGTCGTTGCTGACCTAACGTACAGCCCTGTTCTGCGTGACGCACCTGACCTGTACGCCTACGCTCCAATCGGTCCTGGCTCCACCCGAGGGCTGAATCGCCTCTTTGGTAGAAAACTAGAGGGTAAAATCAGTCAGGCGCAGTTCAATGACGAGCTTCAGTTTGTAGCGCAAGAGGTAGGCAAGTTGATAGATTTAGCTGAGCCGAAGCTTACGCTGCATGACTGGCAGAACTGTATGTGTGAGTACGATAAATACCTACGCACTGAGAACGGCTCAGGTCGCCCACGCTCAACCTATAAACCCGAAACAGCTTTTTGAGGAGACATCATGCATGTATTTAACGTAGACAATGTGAACGAGGCGTTTTCTCTTGAAGTGAACGCTATCAAGATAGAAGGTATACCTCGAGACTCTAGGAATGGTCCTGTGTTAGAGTTTTCAGGTCCCGTGGCGACCACCTACCGCAAACCGATGCAGCGGGTCTTGTTCAACAAGAAGCGTATGTGTAACCCTTTTTTCCATCACATGGAGGGGCTCTGGATCATTGGGGGTTACCGCGATGTCGAGTTTTTAGACTACTTCAATTCACAGATGAAGCAGTACAGCGATGATGGTGATACGTTCTGGGGCGCGTACGGCTGGCGCCTTCGTAGTCGCGGTCAAGATCAGATCAAACAGGCTATTGAGCTGTTGAAAAAGAACCCGAATGACCGCCGCATTGTGACAGCGATGTGGGACGCTGAGCTAGACCTTGGTAGGGATAAAAAAGATCACCCCTGCAATACGCATATTTATTGGAAAGTGCGTGACGGGGCGCTGTGCATGACCGTATGCTGCCGCTCTAACGACTTGCTTTATGGAAAGCTGGGCGCGAACGTGGTGCATTTCAGTATGCTGCAAGAGTACGTAGCCCACCTATCAGGCTACAAAGTCGGTCCTTACACTCAGATGTCAGACTCGTTGCACGTCTACACTGATCTGCCCGTGTGGGAGAACGTCAAGGGCACCTCGTACGTACCTGAGGACTACTACTCGACTGACTATGTTGAGCTGATCGTGAAGCCCTACCCGATGTTCACAGATTGTTCGCCTGAGGATTGGGAAATTGACCTGCTGGACTTTATGCTAGACCCGCAAACTGATCAGATATTCCGTACCCCCTACTTCCAAGACGTCGTTCAACCGATCAGCTTGGTTTGGTGGGAGCATAAGAAAACCCGCAACGGCTTACGCTACATCGACAGCATCAAAGCTACCGACTGGCGTAAGGCTTGCGAGAGTTGGTTGAAGGAGAAAGAGGCGTGATAGAGAAAATCAGAACTTTTCTTGGGCGACTCGTAGGTACTCACCCAAGTACAAGGACCGTGATAGTGCAAGGTTCTGCATGGGTCTGTACGGTATGCAAGCTGGTATTTTTAACTAAAGAAGCAGGAGATAAGCATGACTGTAAGGGATAACCTAGAGAAAGCGTTTCCAAATCCACACCTGCGGGACGGTTTGGGTGTGACGCTCGTTGATTACATTGCTGTAAGAGTGCTGTGCGAGTTCATCAAAAACAATGACACCACTTTTGAGGAAGACTGCGAAATGGCTTACGTCGTTGCAGATAAAATGATGAAGGAGCGTGATGCTAGATATCCTAACACTTGACTTTGAGACCTTCTACGATCCAAAGGAAAAGTACTCGCTGTCATCAAGCAACATGACGAGCACTGAGTATATCCGCGATCCTAGGTTTCAAGCTCTGTGTTGCGGCTTCAAGCTGAATAACGAGCCTGTCGTTATGGCTTGGGGCGATGATATTGGCAAGGCGTTCAAGTTTTACGGGTCTAAGGTTCGTGCTGTTGCTCACAATGCGCAGTTTGACGGCGCCATAGCTGCTCACCACTACGGTTGGCACCCTGACGAGTGGGTTGACACCATGGGCTTGGCTCGTGGTCAGCTTCGCCTCAAGTCCTACAGTCTAGGGTTTCTAGGCGAAGCTCTAGGCTTCGGTCCTAAACTCGATGGGCTCAGCGTATCCAAGGGAAAGCGCCTTGAGCAGCTGCAGGATTATGAAAAGACGATCCTAGGTGATTATTGCGTGCGTGATGTGGAGCTGTGCAATAAGATTTACTCTAAACTCATTTTCTGTTTCCCCACGTTTGAGCGTCTGCTTCTGCAGTGGTCTATCAATGCGGTCACGCAGCCTAGACTCGCGGTTGATGATAAAATGCTAGACCAGTACGTAATTGACCTGTTGATGAGCCGTGATAAGATGTTGCAGGATGCAGGCATAACGCGAGACGTTATCATGTCTAACCCTAAGATGGCTGATGCCTTGAGAGCCCTAGGTGTAGAGCCGCCGATGAAAATTAGTTCAAGAACTGGAAAGCCTACCTATGCATTTGCTAAAGATGATAAAGAAATTACGGACTTACTATCGTACCCTGACGTACGCGTTCAAACCCTTGTGGCTGCTAGGCTCAAGCTCAAGTCTACGATTGAAGAAACCCGCGCTAACCGCCTCAGCTCAATCGGAAAGTCAGGACTACTCCCCGTGCCCTTATTGTACTACGGGGCGCACACTGGTAGGTTTAGTGGAGGGGGCGGCATTAACCTGCAGAATCTCACACGCGGGTCGAAACTCCGTAAAGGTATTATCGCCCCCAAAGGAAAAGTCTTAGTCGTCGGTGATAGTTCACAGATCGAGGCGCGAGCTCTAGCTCTAGCTGCTGGTCAGGAGGACTTGGTTGATGTGTTTAAGCGAGGTCTAGACCCTTACTGCGACATGGCGTCTTTTATCTATGGTCGTGAGATTACGAAAGCTGATGAGGATGAACGCTGGCTGGGCAAAGTCACAGTGCTGGGTGCTGGTTACGGTATGTCAGCGAACACGTTTTTTGAATTCTTGCGTGCTCAGGGTAAGCCTCGCCCTGTAGATATGTGTCAGAAAGCCATAGCTGCTTACCGCAAAAAGAACCACGCTATCGTGCGCTTTTGGGACACTTGTGATAGAGCTTTGCATGCGATTTTTGATGGTAAAGAAGTTGAGTTGTCGCATAGCCTTAAAACTATAACAGGTCAGAATAAGATAAAGCTGCCTGTGGGTTTACCTCTTATTTATCCAGAGTTGAGTTACTCATCCTCAGAGCGCCGCTGGACATATGCATCTAGAAGCGAAGGTAGGTCAACTGTTTATGGGGGTTTGGTTACTGAAAATATCATTCAGTCAGTAGCACGCCACGTTGTCATGGAGCAGCTTCTCGTTGTCAACGAGACTTACCCTGTCGCTTTGACGGTGCATGATGAGTTGGTAGCTGTAGTTGATGAGCATGAGGGTCCTGCTGCTAGGGATTACATCGAGCAGGTGATGTGTACGCCCCCTAGGTGGTGGCCAGAGTTGCCTGTTAAAGCTGAGGTTAAATGGGGTAAAGTTTATGGAGAACTTAAATGAGCACTGTATGGTTGGTACATGTTGACAAGAGGCGCGACTACTCGGCTGCTAATGAGCACGGCGAGGTTAAAGAGATTTTTTCATCTATCGGCAGAGATTTTGACTCTGCTGCGGCTCTAGAGCATGCTAGGCGAGTGCTATCTGAGTACCGACCTGACGATTATATCGTCATGTCTGGTGACCCTACTCTATGCGGTATCTGTATAGCGGTTGCAGCTGAAAACTACGGTCTTTGCCAAGTCTTGCGCTGGGACAAGAATAAGTTAAAGTATGACAAAATAATTTTAAACTTTGACGCTTGACGTTAAGGTTTGAGGTTATAATAACGAAGCGGTGTAACTTTAATAGGAGAAAACTTTGAGTGATTGGAAAGAAACTTTGATAGTAGGCAAGCAACATCTACCTCCCCGTATTTGTATTTACGGTGGTCACGGTATTGGTAAGAGTACGATTGCTAGTCAGTTCCCTAACCCCATCTTTATTTCAACTGAAGATGGAATAGGCTCGCTTGACATCACATCGTTCCCTCGCGCTGAGACCGTGGATGATATAGCTCAAAGCATACGCAACTTGATCAAAGAGGATCATGGTTTTAGGACCGTGGTGCTCGATACAGTTGACTGGTTGGTTGAGCCTTTGATAACCTCTGACGTAGAGTCCAAGCACGACGCTAAAGACTTGTCCTACGGCAAAGGCGCAATGATGATCGCAGAGTCGTTTCGTGAGTTGCTTACGGGTTTTGACGTCCTGCGTAAGAAACGTGATATGAATATTGTCATCTTAGCTCATGCGGCTACGGTGAAGTATGAAGACCCTCGCTCTGAGCCCTACGACCGCTTTCAGCCCAAGCTGCCCAACCGATGCAACGCACTGTTGCAAGAGTGGACAGACGTGCTAGCGTTCGCAGGTTTTAGAGTGATTGTAAAGAAGTCCGATGCGGGCTTCGGTAACCAAGTATCGCGCGGTATCACCACTGGGGAGCGGTTGCTTCACATGGTTGAGAACCCTGCATACATAGCAAAGAATCGTTACAACTGCCCAGACACTATTCCTATGGTGTTTGAAAAGTTGCTCGAGTCTATTCCCGTCAAACAGTAAGGAGAACTTAACATGGCAAGATTTGGATTTAGTACGAGTGAGTATGAGCCCGACACAGGCGTAGGTAGCTATGAGCCTATTCCACAGGGTGAGTATGAGATGATGTGTGAGGAAGCTGATGAAAAGAAAACATCGGCTGGTACTGGCGTCTACATCAAGGCGAAGTTCCGCGTTCTTGGTCCTACAAACGAAGGTCGTTTCATCTTCATGAACTTCAACATCCAGAACCCTAGCGCAAAAGCTGAGGAAATCGGGCGTCGTCAAATCTCAGG